CATTATTCCGAAGAAAAATTAATGGAAGGTAAGATTGTAAACTTACAAGACTATAAAAGATTGATGAGTTTAGAATGAGTTGGAGAGATCGACAAAGACAAATGATCGTAGAGCTAAATGAAAAAGTATTTAGTCGTGATCCGCTGCGTGTGATGAGAGAAAGTTATAACTCTATTGATGTAGTTAATTCTAATTATATAAAAGAATTAAAGAATCGTGAGAAGTATAACCCACAAGACTTTGATGGTTCTTTGATTGAAAAATTTAAGTATGATTATTTAAAAAGAAGTTGTGGAGATAGAATCCCTGGATATATTTGTAGGTTTAAAGATGGTTCGTATTGGGCCTGGAATCTTAATAAGATAGAACCTGAGTGGTATGATAAGAACTTACCTACCACGACTCACTTTGAGAACACTGATTTTAAATCTAAAAAGATTGGTGATCTTAAATTAAAAGATGGTGTAAAACTTATATGAGATTTCTTATAATAGTTTTTTTATTAACAACAAGTTGTGCCAAGATGGATTATGATTTGAACCCTTGGACCACTGTAATGAGGTACGCGATAAGTGAAAAAAAATAATAGTTATAGATACCCAAAGACTCAACGGGAAAAGATAGAAGGTAAACGACACTATGTGTTTGATAAAGAAAAATTACCAAGTGTAACGAAGATCTTGGATGCCACGCAATCAGCCGAGAAGCGCGAAGCGTTAGCCAAGTGGCGCGAATCGAAAGGCGAGGCCGAAGCGACGCGGATCGTGGATGAAAGTGCTGCTAGAGGTACAGCTATGCACAAGATTCTTGAGATGTATGTACTGGAACAAGGTTATCTGGACCAAACAAACGTAGGTAAACAAGCACACAATATGGCAATGCAAGTTATCAATGGTGGTTTATCTAATGTTACAGAATACTACGGCACAGAATGTACTTTATACTACCCAGGTCTATACGCAGGCCAAACAGATTTAGTAGGGGTACACAAAGGCCAGGATGCAATCATAGACTTCAAGCAAACTAATAAACCAAAAAAGAGAGAATGGATTGATGATTATTTTTTGCAGCTATCTGCATATGCAATGGCGCATAACATTTTATTCAATACTCAAATAACTAAAGGTGTGATTATGATGTGCAGTAAAGATAATTATTACCAAGAGTTTGTGGTTGAAGGTAGTGAGTTCCAAAAATATAAACATAACTTTTTAAGGAGGGTTGATGAGTATTATAAAACAAGATCAAAGACGACTGGATAACATAGCTAATATGTATTGGAAAACATCTGGTGAGATAAGAGAGATGTGGGGTCGTAAGTGGTATGAACTAATTAAAATAATAGGAAGGAAATTAGATGAGAGTCAGAGACTTACAACAGATTCTAGAAAAATTCACTAACGGGCAAAAAGGTACAATGATATCTGATTGTCCAATATACATTGAGACTCAATCTGGACACTTGGAAGATTTAAGAAAGATTGAAGTACAAGAAAGTGTAGTAATTGGAGACGCTAATCCTGCAAGATTAGTATTTAAAGCAGATGAAAGAAGATTATTTAGATCACTCACATATAAACAGAGTTAATAGAATCCATAATGGATACGGCGCCAAGGGGTGCCTACCGGGAGACTGGGAGGCACCTTGTTTGAAATAGATTTGGTCAAGTATCCTGACGTATTTTTACATAGTAAATCACACGAAGTAAAATTTCCTTTGGATGATAAGACGGAAAGACTTATTAAGTGGATGACTAAAGCAATGTACCAGCACCACGGCATAGGTTTAGCTGCTGTTCAAGTTGGGTATTTGCAGAGAATATTTGTAATGGACTGCACACGCAGTAGAGAAAACCCAAAAGCATATATAAACCCAGAAATTGTAGAGAAATCTGATGAAACATTACGTGATTCAGAAGGTTGTCTATCAGCTCCAGGCAAGCAGGGAGATGTAAAACGACACCTTAGAATTATTCTAAAGTATCAAACTGAAGATGGAAAGGAGGAGAGAAAAACATTTTACAATCTAGAGGCCAGGTGCATACAGCACGAAATGGACCATTTAGAGGGTAAATTGTGTATAGATTATGAAAAAGGTGAGTATAGTAGGGACAAACATAAGTCCCAAACAATGGTCGAATCTGATTTTAGAGCTAAATCTGATACGTAAACAATGGAAACCATATGCTAAATTTGAATTACAGGGGCCTGGTGTTAAGAAAATTATCAAAAATGGCACAAATGTGCCCAAAATTACATAGTGTGCCAGTGTATAGGGGAATTCTAGGGCAAATTTTTTTTTCAGTCATCAAAAAAAACTGGTGGCACAGGTGGCACAGTGGTCAAAATCGACTAGAAGTGTTGGTATTAGCGAATAATAGCTGTGCCACGACATCGATTTCTCTTGGCACAGCTTGGCACAAATGGCGTAAATACTGGCTTTTTTGCAATTATGCCTTGGCACACTCCCTACTCGGCGCGCGCGACCTTTTTTGTTTTTTTGAAAACTTTTTTGCCCAAAAATTCCACTATACATTATAAGATAGAATATGAGACGTCCTAAAAAATCAAAATACAAATCTGTTGTTATTAACAAGAAGAGATATTACTATTATAAAATTACTTGGATTGATCCGACGGGTGACAGCGGGCACGCAACTCATCACGATTCATATGGTTTGATACCTTCTACAATGATAACTCACGCGTATGTGTTTGATAAGAATAGAAAGTATGTTTGGACGTTTGCATCTTACGAAGAGAACGATGAATTATTTAGTGATAGAAATGTATTTCCAATTGGATGTATAGTTAAAATGGAGAAAATAAATGAAAGATAAAAAATTTAAATATGATGGTAGATCAAGACCAGCAACAGATTTATACAAAGAAAACTTTAACAGAATCTTTAATCCTACATTGACAAAGAATATGCCCAATGTAAAATGGGACCAACTTCCACCAAGGAAGGGTCCAAACTCACAAGGAGTAGATTATGGAACTGATAAGAAAAATAAGAAATAATGCGTTAAGAATTTGGCAAAAATTCAACAACGTATTTAATGGAAGCCACGGAATTATTTTGATTCTGATTCTTTTGGCTCTGTTGATGGCGTAACATCTTTAGTATCTTCCTCGTACATTTGATCTAGTTTATCCTGTAATTCTTCAGGAGATAACTTACTGAGATCCACGTTCGCGTTGATATTAACTTGCCTATCAATATATAATCCTCCGACTTGGCCCCGATTCTTTTCGGCGGTCACGGCGGGGGACATCTGCTTTAACTTTCTTGCTTCATCTCGTAATTTAGATAACTCTTGCAAATGACTTTGATAGTTTATGCCATACTTCTCTTGAGCTTCTTGTCTTAATTCTTTTATGTATGCTGCTACTAATGGATATACTTTTGGATTCTTTAATTCAGATGCAGCTTGTCTTGGTCTTGTTTTGTATCCAGATTCAAATGCACACTCTGCAGGACTTTTACGTCCAGCTTCATATACTAATAAGTTTGCAAACTTAATTTGATTCTCTGTTAATGTTGGTTTTTTAGGCATTCTTGACTTTTATATTACGTACGATTATAAGTCAATATTGTGTACGAAGTTCGATGAAACCAGAGTCAAAATTTTGGCAGTTAGTTAAGAAAAAAACACCTCAAATTCAGTGGACTAGACTAGAATCTTGGGCATCCTTTGGTGTGCCAGATTTATTGGGATACAATGATAAGTGTGGTTTTTTTATGGTTGAGCTCAAGGTTATAAATGGCAACAAAGTACACTTCTCACCACACCAAAAATTATTTCACTTAACTCGTATAAAGCGGAACTTTATACTCGTTCAGATACCTTCCCTCAAATGTATAAAGTTGTATAAAAGCACCGCGCTCCCCGGTCTGCTTGCAGACCACCGCGAAACGCCTTCCCTTGCAATGAATGATTGGGATCACATTCAGCGCTGCTTGCTCGCGTCCTCCTCGGACGCTTGATCGCTTGCTTGCTCGCTCGCCGGCTCGTTGCTCGTGGGCCCACCCACCCGCCGTGCTTGCTTGCTCGCTCGCTTGTCCGCTTGTTCCTTCTCAAACTGCTTGCGAATCTTTGCAAGCTCCTGGTAATATTTTGGGTGATGCCACATTAGAATCATTCTAAACTAGGATTCGTCTTCTTCAACTTCAAAATCTACGTCGCCCATAATCATACTATCAAAGGCTAAATCTTTAGCTTCTTCTTCGTCCTTAGCTTCAACAATACTTTCTCTTGTAATTTTAACTTTATAGGTTTTCATTTTATCCTTTCTAGTGGGCCAGATAGGCAACATTTTTTACTTTCTTATCCCAACACGCTCGACAGTCCTTGCATTCGTTGTCTTGTTTCGGAGCTGGGCAAGTCGCTTTGCTCGGGTCTGTTGTTACAGTCGAGGTGAATTTA